CATGTGGGAGGCATAGCTATGTTTAGGTTTTTCTTTCATCAAATTAGGATTTGGGTCCCACTGATATTGGTCTAAACTTAACAATGACTCAGTGCAAGATTGATGTACAGTTAACTTATCATTATCTACAATACCAGCTACATAACCTATACCATCTAGTACTGATTTCTTAGCATTAATAGTAGTAATGTCATAGTTTTGTGCAAAGTCAAATCTTGTTTGTTGAGCTGCAGAATCTATATAAATGTAATCAATATTCCATTTATGGATTAGTTTTCTTATTTCTACTGCGTGTTGTTCTGTTGTTCTTTCACTGTTTAAATATTCGTCTAGTAAATAAAACTTGTCATCGTTCCAATCGTATGCCATGACACAGAAAGCAGTAGGGTCCTTGTAACCTACGTCCATTCCTGCGAATATATCCATTCTTTTTGTATCTATTTCTGATAAATCTGCTACACACTCTTGATGATTAAATGCCCAGACTTGTCCTTCGAAGACATTAAAGTCAGCCATGTATTCTTGATTGAACTCAGCTTCAGACATAGTCTTTTTAGCTTCTTCAATATCGGTATCAGATATACGAGGATTTTCATGATAGGTTGCTCTAACTGAACACCATTCTGGATACTCTCCTGAAAAGCCTCTGTTCCAGAACTCAGCAAACCAATTATTTCTACCCCTTGGAGTAGATATAAATAGTGCTTTTGAGTTTTCTTTATCTAGTGTAGGTCTTAGTGCTACATTGAACGCATCTCTGCCATCCACAAGTGCTGCCTCGTCAAAGATAATTAAATCATAACTTCTACCAACTACTGAATCAACCTGATTGATTGAACCCATACGAATAGTAGAATGATTACTTAATTCAATAACTTTATCTTTTGCATTATCTCTCAATACTTCTAAGTCAAAATGTTTTATCAGTTGTCTTTGTAAGTCAAAAGATATTTGTGATAATGAGTAGTTAGGTGACATTAAAAGTACATTACAATTGGGTACTAAAGTGACTAACTGACCTATAATATTTGCAATATAAGTTTTACCCTGTCTACGAGAGACAGCGGCGCATATAAAACGATATTTAGGATTATTAATTGCATTGATTATTGCATTTTGAGAACTATTAGGTGTGATACCTAATAAGTCAAGATACCCTTCCATAGGTAACTTTATAAACCTGGCTTGTTCTTGATAAGACATCAGGCTATCGGAGATTACATCTTTTCTACTAACTTCTATCAATGTATTTTCTCGTTAAAAAATAAATCTGAATCCTCATCAAGAAACCCGAGTTCTTGTGCCTTGTGGTATAGATAGCAGTAAGACGCAACGATGTGCTTCATATTTTTCTCAGCTGTTGATAAATCTCTTTCTCCTTCCCTGTTAACTAATGTTGTTAGGAAGCCCTCTGAGTGAGTCATAGCTTCATCTAGCCATAACTTTTGTCCACTTACTTCTTGCATTATCTTCTCCTTTTTATACCTTTAACATGCTTCTGAGACCTAGGTGGTCTTTTACTAGAACCGCCCTTTCCTGCCCAGAAGACTTTATTTGCCCAGTAAGCTGCAGAAGATTTACCTTTACGAATATTTCTACCGTGTCTAGCTTTAAAACTCTTCCTTGCTGCTGCGCTATAATTATGACCCATGCCTTGCGCTCCGAATCTAATTATCTTTATTTTACCACCAACCCTTACAGCTACTACAGCTTTCTTGGTTTTGTGTTTGGGTGTTCTTTTTGGTTTGTTCAAACCTGAGAGTCCAACCCGTTTTAATCTTGCTTTTTCTGCTTTACTTAGTGCCATTATAATGGTGAGTGCATTTTTACAGTCTTAAACTGATGATACAGCGAAGACCCTTGATGCTTTTTATACTTGCCCTTATGTTTCATTAAACGAACTCCCGATTTGGTCTTCATCCAATGAAATCCTTTAGGCGCTTTTACTTTTTTCATTCAAAGTTCCAAAATACCATAGAGTATCTAGTACCTTTTGTTACTTCTTTAACTCCATGCTTAGGTCTGGGTCTAAATCCTGGAATACCAGATTGTGGCATTTGAATTACTGACCCTATCTTTTGTTTTATTTCTGTTCCATTTACTGTAAACTCTCCACCTTCATAATCATCATTTAGTGGTATTACCATCAAGTCTTTTGCTCTTTGATTAGTATTTGGTTTCCAATAATTACTTTGGCACATCCATAGACTATCTCTATGTTCTTCAACGAAGTCTCCTTCGTCATACTTCATAACTTTACATCTGTAAACAGGAAGTCCATCCCATTCTGTAATATAATCAGTAGCTGACTGAGATACTTGTCTAATTTTATAACCTTCAGGGTCAATCTCAGTATTAGCATCTAACTGTTCTTTACTGAAAGTTTTCTCTGGTCTAGAGGTATCATTAATTATTTTATCTCTTTCCCAAGTATGAAAACTATTTATTATATTTTGACATTGTTCTTTTGTCAAAAAATTATCTGTGACCCTAATCATTATTATCTACCTCTTCTTGGTAATATTCTTCCTGAAGTTTTCTTTCCGAATCTAGCTGCTTTTGGTCTAAGAGTCTTGCCATATCTTGGTCCGACTGCTTTAGGTGCTGCTGCATATCTGAAAGCTTCATAGCTACCTGCATTTTTACTGTTTACAACAGTTCCAGCTGCAGAGTTCATATCTCTTGTTATACCCCTTTTGAGTACATGTTTTCGAATCTTCTGTGTATTATGAATACCAGTTGGTCCGCTTAAAAACTTAGCCATTTAGTTCTCCTTTTAACAACTCTAGTTGTTTCCTCTGAAAGTTACACTTACGCATTGTTGCGTAGTCTTTCAATTTACTTAATTTTTGTAGATATTTTCGTTGCTCGTATATTCTTACTGCTAACTTTCTTTCAATCCCACTCAACTCATTCGAAACTTCGAATTTTTCTTTGAGTTGGCTTCTTATCATTATCTACTCCTTTTTTTCTTTCTACCTCTTTTTACAAAAGTGGAAACATTACGAGGTTTTCCACCTGGATTACCTGCTTTTCTTTTTCTTGTAACTGCTGACCTTATCTGAGACTTAGTCATTCTAGCGGCTTTGCTAGCAGGAACACATTTAGGATATCCTCTTTTACTTTTTCTTGCTGACTTACGACCACAAGGCATATAGCCTCCGCCTTTTCTCTTACGAGAGATGTCAACCCATCCTTCTTTGAACCATTTAGTTAGTCCACCTTTTGGTTTAGCCATTACTTCCTTCTCTTACGACCAGTACCCATTCGATACCGACCACCTTTGGCTTTGTAAGTTCTTACTAGCCAACCGTTAGCATAAGCTGATGGATATACCTTAAATTTTCTCTTTGCTTGGGCTTTTATCCTAGCGTAGAGACTTGGATTTGTTGGTACAGGTCTCTTTTTAGCGGCTTTTCTTTTTCTTCTTTTTGCCATTTCGTTTCTTATATCCAGAAGCATAAACTGCTCTGCCTTGCCTTTCTGCTTGTTTGCGGGTTGGGTAAACCTTTCCAGATTTACCCCATTTGTATCCGCGTTTAACCTTAATTACAGGCATTATTTATCTTTTGCTTTACCAACATTCAATGCAAACCAATCAAGCACATGATATGCTTTCTTGACTAGTCCATCGTCAACTGGAGTAGGTGTAAGAGCTGCAATCAATGATGCACCTGCTACAAGCCATGGAATTAATTGAATCCATGCTACTAACCATGTAAGAAATTCTAACATAATTTTCTCCCCTGCGTACTAAAAAGTACTCTTTTGCGAAAAACCTTAAGGTCTTGCGCGTTTTATCTTACTTTAGGTGTAATTGCAAACTGCACCTAATTTGAGTAAGTCTAAATCTCCGCGTAACCAAGGCAAGCCTGGGCTCTTCATAAGTCGTACTAATCGTACATTTCCGTCATCATCTGGTTGAAGTCTAAACACCATCATAGTGTCGACTGTAATAATTGTTAAACCCGCGAACTTGCTTTGAGTATTCTCGAACTTAGTTGCTTCTTGTTTATTTCTTACAGTAATAGTTAGAAGTGGAGAATCTGCACCCCACCAATAATTATGTTTTATTTTTTCGAACCAGCTACCTTCTCCTACACTTTCTATTTTTTCAGTAGTAAAATTAGGTGTGACTGTATGATTGTGAAAGTACATCACATACGACTTTTGACTAACATTAAAGTTACGCTTTGCCGATGCAGTTTCATAGCTAATAGCTTTGACATTCTGTCCACTGCTACTAACATTTTTATACATTCGGTACGCTTGATTTATTGTTCTAATCATTTTGGTTTAAATTGACTAATCTCTGTTTTTTCTTTAGCTGCCATCATCTTGTCTTTGATGTCAACTGTTCCATCCCAGTTCTTATCTTTACCTGTTATGATATTCCATATCATTTTTAAGTATTTCATTTTTTCTCCTAAAAGGCGGAGTAGAGACCCCTCATTTTTTATTCCGTGTCATGAATTGTTACTTCATGCGTTTTCGCTTTAGTATAAGGTCATCTACTCCTAGATTGTTGTCACCTCCTGAGTGCTATTTCTTTTTCCTGCCCTTTGACTTTTTCTTCTTCTTCTTTTTCTTACCATAATGATAAGGCATAAGGATCTCCTAAGTCCAACGAGGTGGCTCGTCCGGACACTCTGCCCATCGTAATTTAGTCTTGAGGGGCATAAAACACATACAGATTCTACAAGTTTTCCAAAACTTACTATAGTTTGGACACTCTTGACATATTTTTAATCTGTCTTGATGTTTGAGTTTCTTCTTCACTTCAATGAAGGTGGTATTTTTTGTCTGTTTTTTCTTTGCAATCTTTTCTTGCGAGCTAGTAGTTTTTTGACCCTAGCATTAAGTTCTGGTGCTTCGTTGTCTTTTTCGACAGCTTCTTCTAAAGCTTTCTTTATTTCTCCAGCCATTTGATTGCCTCTTCTTTGCTGTTGAACTTCATTTTCTGTTCATTCATAACAGCATACCAAATTCCTCTTTTACAATACAGTACACTCATATCGTATTCTACTGCTTTTGCTTTCGGGGATTTTGATATATCTTTTTTACTATAATCTAATTCCATTGTTTTCTCCTAAACGTGTATGTTCCACATGGCCAATATTAATATGGCACCGCCTGCTATTAAGCTTCCAGATGCTCCTATTAGTATAGTTTCGATTCTACCTATAGACTTATCCATGTCGTCAAAACGATTGAAACATGTTTTCCATCTTTCTTCGCACATAGTTTCATGACTAGACATTCTTTTATCTAGTAATATGATGTCTGTTGTGTTCTTTTGTATATCTGAGTCCAATGCTTTCTCCATAAACTTTTGTATTAACTACATGATAATTATATCAAAATTAGTACCTCATGTCAAGTACTATTTTCGTATGGTGTAGATTTTAACAGGTTCGGACTTACCTTTGACAGTTACTTCGTCAAGAAAGTCGTATTCATAGCCATCAACCAAGCTGTGCTCAGAAATGACATTATCCACATCGTAATTCTTACAACTTGATTCTAACCTAGCAGCCAGATTGACACTATCACCAAGAACACTGTAATCAAACCTACTGCTACTTCCAAAGTTTCCGACGACACAGAGGCCTGTGTTGATGCCCGCGCCCGTATTAATCTGATCCAAGCCTTCTTCTCTGAATCTTTCATTTAATTCCTCCAATGCCTTTTTCATTTCTATCAAGGCAGCTGTTGCATTTTGCTTATGGTTTTCGTCTGGAAGAGGAGCACCCCAAAATGCCATGATGCAGTCTCCCATATATTTATCTATTGTTCCCCCATGCTTGAGAATTATCTTAGTTTGATTGTCTAAAAATCTATTAATCAGAACAGTAAGTCCTTGCGGATTCTTTTGGTATTTTTCAGAAATCGGGGTAAATCCTCGTATATCCGAGAAAAGAAAAGTTAGTTGTTCTGTTGACCCACCCAATCTCAGCAATGATGGGTCTTCCTGGAGTTTTTTAACCAAGTCGGGACTAACGTACGTGCCGAATTGTTGTTTGATTCGAAGTTTCTGACGATACTCGGATATGAAACTCAGAAACGAATGATATGCCCAAAACAAAACGCAGATAATTACGATTCCACTAGCGTCTATGAGATACGAAGATTGATAGGCATACCAGGCTCCATAAGAAGAACCACCGACAACAAGTACTAAACTCGGTACCGATAACCAAACTGACCTTGTAGCTAGTGCTAAAATGATGAGGGCAAGTAGTCCGATTCCATACTCAGCTGCAGAAGCCCAAGTAGGTGAACTAGGTGCTGTACCTTGAATAAGGTTATGTAAAATGTTTGCTTGTATCTCATGAGGATACTTAGCCCCCGCAGGGGTCGGCACAGGGTTTGTTACACCCTCTGCAGTCGTGCCGAATATAACGAAGGGAGCTTGAATTGGATTACTAAGATATTCCTTCGCTGTTTGTTTGTAAAATTTTGTGTTCCAGTTCAACCAGATACGTCCATTTGCATCTGTATTCATTACAGGATAAGTTGGGACTCTAACCCAAGCTAAACCCTGTTCTTCTGTTTTTATTTGGTAACTTATATCGCCTGTTCCTACTCTTAAGAGTTCTAGTCCGAAGCTTGGGTATAATTTTGACCCTACGTTTACGACTAGGGGAATACGACGAGTAACCCCGTCTATTTCCGGTGTAGCGGTTACTACTCCTAGTCCCTTTGCCTTTGACGCCAGCATAGATTCTGTAGGTAAAATTCCTGGGTATTGATATAGCCATGGTAATGGATCCTCTCCTAACTGGGCAGTACCTACATGAGGATTAGTGCCAGTTACTTGTGTCGATGCTGCACTAGCAAGGACTGTTGGTGTATAATTCATTCTTAGTGCCAATACTTCGTCATTTCCAGTATTACGAATATCGGGATTGGGCATAAGCACTGTTATTCCTGATACAGCTCTTGTTGTCGCTATTAAATCTGCGAAAGCTGTTCTAGGTAGTGGCCAACCTTTGTAATCTTTTATAAATTCTTCATCTAAGTCTACTATTACAATATTGTCATTTTGTACAGGCTCAGTATTCATTATAAACCAATCAAAGGTTTTTAGTTCTAAAACTTGAAAAGGGTATGGATTCCAGATAAGCAATCCCATAAATAGTACTATTGTGATTATCTTTTGATACATCTTTGTTCTGCTTTATGCCATACTTTGTAATTATGATTTACAACTACTGCCATTAGAAAATTTATTTCATCCATAGTTTTTGGTTTTAGTGTTAGTGTTTGTCGTTCCGCATAGATTGCCGGGGAAAGAACTGCTGTTTTAATAAAGAACATCTTTGGTACTGATGGTCTTTCTCCAGCAATTGGATTTACTTCTCTAACACAATTATATTTAAGTCCACGGTATGTGGTATAGATGTCTGCAATTTGTAATGTTCCAAATGTAACCCACTGAACAGTTGAAACTGGTTCTTCAATTTTGAGGTCGAATAAAGGTTTATCTGATTGTTTGATTAGTTCTGCATCTGCCTTGATTTGTTCAAAATCAAAAGGAGTGTCTGGTAATTCATAAGCGTTTACATTAGGGGTTAGTGCGAGTACTGAAAATAGAAATATACTTATTAAAGTAGTAAGCTCTATGCTGTCTCTAATTTTATCTCTTTTCATTGTTGGGTTATACTTATAGTCTTTGTGCAGTTTTGACTGCAATTAAATGTAGCTGTGTATGTTTGATTCGTAGACCCTAGTTGAGTAACATCTACATTGTAGTCTGTTGTATAGAACTTCATATTTGCTACATGAGCTCCTGTTCCGTATTGTGTTAAATCTACATCATTATCAGCACTATAAAAGAATATGTCTGCATCCTTATTACCGCTGCCATATTGAATAACATTTACCGAGTTATTGTGCGCAATACCATTTCCATAGATATAAGAATTGTGTGTGCCAGTACCATACTGATTAACAGTGATATCAGAATCATCCCCGAAAAAGAATATTTTGCTATACTTATTATTTCCTGTTTGAGTGGTTGAGTAAACATTGTCGTCTCCTGAGCCTAATGCTTCTGCGTGATTACTGTTTCCTGTTTGAGTAATAGTTACAGTATTATCATCTTCGTCTTGGTCAATATATGCGTAGTTATCATTACCCTCTATAGTTATGGTGCTTTCATTTCCTATGTTATTTGACCACACAG